ATTCAACAAGTCGAGGTTATACAAAAGGTTCTTATAGAAAGATACCCCGAAGTATGGACAGAGATAAGGGACACAGTAGCGGAGAGATTACAATGAGTTGGGAAAATATTTTAAAAGCGAAACTAAAGGCTGTAAGAACTGAAAGATATGAGACTTATGTTAAATTTATTAAAAAGGTATTAAAAGATGAAGGTGGTGCAGTAGGTATGCAGGGTTTTATTGATGCTAGTGAAGAGTTAGAAAATTTTGATGAAGAATATTTAAACTACGTTATTGATGATGCTATCGACCATTATGATTGGTTAAGGGAATCTGAATATGGGGATTTTATTTTAGAGGAGGAATAAAAATGGAATGGAAAGATATATTAAAAAACCAAAAGCCAGATTATCTAGACTTTGATGAAGATGGGGATAAAGAAGAACCAATGGTTGAAGCCCTAGATGATAAAGTAGACAAATCACCAACTAGCAAACATTATACTGCTGATGGTAAAGAATGGAAAGGTAAGACACATAAAATGCCAGATGGCACTATAATGTCTGAAAATCCACACAACGAAAAAAGTGTTAAACTTTATCATAAAAATGAATTACCAAAGAGAAGAAGTGCATTTACAGCGAGGGATTAAAATGAAGTGGGAAAGTATTTTAAAAATAGACGCAGGGGAATTAATAGACGATATTGCAAAACTTAAGGATATTGTTGCCGAGATGGAAGAAACCATTAGACTATATAACGATGGAGAAATGTTAGATGAGGCTTCTATTAGATTAGACTTGCAGGAATTTAAACTGTTGGCTGAAAATATTCAAAAGAATATGATTTTAATTTACACAAAAACTAGAGGTTCTTGATATGTGGGAAAAGATTCTAAAGGCAAATGATATTACGCAAGTACACATTAGTGATGAAGTAGAATCTAGTTATTTAAAAAAAATTAGTGTAGCCGCATATGGGGGAGAATTCGATACTGGTAATCACAAATTAGATTCAACCTTAGAGATAAGAATTGAAACTAAAGTAGTAGGTGATGGAGATGTCGCTAAACTAATTATGGATTTTAGATTAGACGGTGGAGTATATTTAGTAGACTTAAACGACGACAGTATAGTAAATGCTTATGATAGTCAGGAAAAGTTTTTGATTGGTTATGAAGAAAAACCCCTTACAACCGAGTTTATTTCTATTAGTTCCACAGATTCTACACTAACTATGACATTAGAGGCAGAAATAATAGGTTATTCAAAATCCAGCGATAAATTTGTTATGAATATTACAAGGGAGATATTATAATGGCGTGGAGAATGATAGCAGATGCGGGAGTACGAGAGGGTAAACTCTTCGATGATATTCTAGCAGAAATAAGAGTTGAATTTGGCCTAATGAATAGTCCTAAGAAAAAAGATGTGTATGATTACCTTACTGAAAACTACGAAAGGGATAAACTCTTTTCAAATAAGTTTACAATTAAGAAACTATTACCAGACCCTTTAAAGGATTTAGAATCCACACAAAATATACTTAATCAATTACAAGATGCTATGAAAGCAATTAATGACCTAAAAAAGTTATATAATGATATGCAAAGTGGTAATATTGTGGGAGATAAGGCTGAAAAGAAATTTGAAATGATTGAAAGTGGTATACAAAGGGGTTACGATGCAATTTTTAACCTTTTAGAAGCCATTCAACAAACCTTTGATTTCAGTTAAGTATAAATATGACTTACTTGTACGGCTTATTAGGTGAGAACATGACCGATATAGAAGAAAAAATTGAAGACGCTGGAGATTTGGCTGAAGAACTTGTAGATATGGCTGAAGATTTGGGTATTATTAGTGAGGCTCAGGAAAAGAAATTACTGGCATTGATTAGGAAATTAGTGCCAGGACTTGTTGCCGCTTTGCCAATTCTAGCCGCTATCCTTGTTCTAAAGTGATTGTATGGCAATACAACCAACAGGTTTTTATGCTAATTTTACTGGTATAGCCACTAGAAAGGAATTTAACGATACCGTTTTAGAAGATATTAAAGAAGTAGAATTAACAAATAATGATGTTTCTGTTTTTATACCAGAACTTGTAAGTGATTTAAAAACAAAGAACGCTAATAAAGTTTCAACAGTAATTGCTAGAATTATCATTAGACATCATCCAGAAAAAATTGATGAAGTAGTAGAGGTTCTAGAATCTTTACTCGGTGATAAAGGTTGGCGTAACATAAAGGTATTTGGCGACGGTTCAACATTGGGCGATATTGATGATGAAATTAATTTCACTAAATTTGCCCTCAAACCAAATGTTAGAGATATGGCCTTTGAAAGATTAGCAGAAAATCCTATGACCCTTATTAAAATTCTTGAATATGCTAAGAAAAATAGAGAACTCAAAAAAATTATAAATTTCTACAAGGAAGGAATACCAGATAACTACGCTCAGATAGTAGAGCAGTTTGCGGGTGAACTCGATACCACATTTATAGGTTTATTAAAATCTCTTGATAGTGGGGAGATTATTAAATATAAACCTACACAACAGGCAAAAAGGGCTATCCCTAGACTTAATGAAAGTAAATTTGTCGAACTGTATAAAATTATAGAAACCGTAGATGGGAATAACCCACTAAAGCGTTTTATGAACGACTCAATATCAGAAGTCGCTAAGATTAAAATTCTAAGAGATATTTTACTACAAGGTGAAGATTCTGCAAAAATTAGAGGACAACTTGCGGATATTAGCGCAGGGACACAGGTTAGACCCAAAAGGGTTGCAGAATTAAGACAAGTAGAGGGAAAAAAATCTCCTGAAATTGTATCTGTTAAAGAAACAGATGAAAAAACTTCGTGGAAAAGATTTTATGGCAAACTAAGTCCTAGAGATTACGTTGTGAATAACTTTCCATTTACTGATATGACCGAAGAAGAAAAGGAAGTAGAGATTGACAGGAGAATAAATCAAATTAAAAGTAAAACCGATAACCCAATAAAAGACGGTTATTTAGAATCTAAAAAAGAAAGTGTGGATATTACATATGGTGATATAAAGGGGAGGACAGGATTAAGAGCCTTTATTTCTGAGATTGTAGAATACGATGAAACTTTTTTTGGAAGTGGTGAAATTAATAGAATTTCTGAGGCCAAAGCACCTGCTTATCCCCTCATCACTATCCTTTTACTCAACCCACCGATACAGAAACCCGCTGATTATAAATTTGTAGATTCTTCTGTCGGCACTATTGATATGGGTAAGGTTGTTTTAGAAAATATGCTTTTCATATTCGACAAGTTTAACATGAACATTACAACTGAATTTAAAGAATTCTCTAAATATAGCATAAATGGTGATTTTAAAAAATTAAATGAATTATTAGATGATGGGGTAAATTTTAAACAAATAGAAGAACAATTAAAAAACTTTATTGACGAAAAGGCTTCTAGTATAATAGAGGTAATTTTAAATAATATACTAGACCTGCTAGGGAATATGAACTCTAGGCTCACTTATTACAAACCTTCTCTTAAGGCTTTTACAGAAGCAGGGAGAAGTAGAAGAGTAGAGGCAGGGGAAATAGATACAGATACCGCCATTGAATATTTACAATTAATAGGACTTATACAGGAGAGATAATATGACAGAAGAATTACAACAGGCATTAGAGAATAAAAAAGATAATATAATTGGGGGTAAAATTAGCCCCTTTACAACCATTGACGATAGTATATTAATGCAATATTTGGGTGAAGATTTTTCCCCTATGGCAGAACTAAAGTTAGCATTGGTGGGTCTTAATTTAGGTCGAGACATCACCAGTTATAGATTAATTGATAGAAATAGTGCCACTAATATGCAGGGCTTTTCTTCCAGAGGTGAATATCAAGTCGATAGAAAAATTAGCGAGGCAGGTTTTAAATTATTATTGGGACAAATTAAATCATCATTTAAAACAATGGAAACTTTATTGAATGCTGAACTGGGTACATTTTCAATAACAATGGAAGAGGATAGCCGATTACCGCAAACAATCAATGATATGAAAAACGAAGTTGGGTTACATAGACAGGATGAGGTAACAAAATTATTAGAATTTTTACTAAGACCTAAAACTGATGGTAAGGTTAAAAGGGAATTTAGAACTTCATTTTTTGAAGTCCTTAACGCTAAGTCAAAGACAAATCGAGCCATGCTCTACAATCATTGGGAAGCAATTTATAATAAATTTATGCTAATGGGTGAAAGGGACACAACCTTTACTGAAATATTTAGTGGTTTAAACATGGAATTAAATGATGAAGAAAAAAGAATGTTGGAGAATATTAAATTACCAGTATACGTTACTAAATTTCCTCAAGTCAATGTTTTACAATTTGGGGATGACAAAACGGCCATAGGTCTACTTAACGATTTTACCTCCTCACCNTCAGTTTTAGGGGAAACCTTAGAAAGATACCATCAAGTGTATAGAAGGGGTGAAACTGAATCTACGGATGAAGTTAATCCAGANGAAGTTGCACAGGATGTAATAGAAGATTTGGATATAACTTTGGATAAAGATGGAGACCCATTATTTATGTTAGAGTCTATTAAGGAATCTGATTTTTTCACAGTAGACGAGAAGATATTAGTTAAAATGTACGATTACTATGAAGAAATGATTGGGGCTAATAATTTTAGCACAGAAGTAAGAGAAATGCTTCTCAAATCCTTTGAGACCTTTATCAAAGAAATTAATATTGGTATCGAAAATAGAGAAAATTATTACTTACCTATGTTAGATAACAATATAGATATTATTAAAAAGTTTAGAAAAATTACCTCTAGGGGAGAAGAAATATTAGCAGATACTATACCCCACGAATATAAATATTTGAGAATTGAAATTGATGAGAATAATATACCAGATACGGTATTAGAAGAAGGTGGTATGTATTCTTATCCTGATTTATGTGCAAGGATAAATAAGGATGCCATAAACGCCTTTGATACTCTATCGAATATGATTGAAAAACAACCTAGAACCTTTTTAAGTAGAAAAAATGTAAAGGCTTTAGGTTATCAAGCCACAGGTACAGATTATCTTAGTGGGAAGGGGGCTAACATTACAGGTCTAATTCCAGAATCAAAAATGGTTAGTAGTTACGCTAAGTATATAATCGAGGCAATTATAGAACCTTTATACATTGATGAAATGAATGGAAGGTTTTTCTTTGGGAAGGATGTCCCTGAATTTATTAAAACTGATGGTTATACACAAATAAAAGATTCGGTTAAAAAAACCGTTGGTCGTCAAATTAGAACTCAAGGTGTGTCGGTGATTAAGCCAAATGATTTAGATTATTTGTCAAAATATTTTAAATCACTAAAAATGTACAGTAGGGCTGATTTAACTAACTTTATGAGTCAATCAAAAAATGCAGTAGAGGTATTGAATAAGATTGCTAACATAGCGGCTACATCTCGCCAAGAAAGAACTAGATATAACGAAAGAATACAAAACGCTCTAGGCAATATTCTCTTCGATATATATGAATCAAAGGGTATTGACGCATCACAAATTGATACTGTATTTATCGACAAACCTATTAAAGAATATCAAGGTACTATTGCTGATGACAATTTAATTATCACATATCTGATGGAACTTATTTCAGACCCCGATTTCACAAAATATGCTAATAGGGAAGGTGGAATGCAAAAGAATTTGGCCGAACTTAAAAAGACTTTACAAAGTGGTATATTGAGTAAAATATATGATGAAGAGAAGATGAACTTGAGTAAGTCGTACACCATAGCCACAGATATGATTAGAAAGTCGAAGGGACTGACTATGTATAAGTCTTATATGGATATTAATGATATAGATGATGTAGATTATGTGATTGACTTAATCTACAAAGAGGATAGGGTGGACATTTATGCCCACGATATTGAAACTATATTGACCTTGAATATCTCTAATGATACAATGGCTTCTGGCGTGGGACTTAACCCTAATGTAATTTATAAGATTAGGGGGATGTTTAGATGAAGTGGGAACGTGTTCTTAAAAATTTAGCAAACCCAATTCTAATCCCTAGAAGACCGTTAGAAACTTTGCGTGATAGTTTGAGTGAACCAATTCCAGAATCTGCATTTGAAAACCCTGAGTTTATGTCTAGAATAATGGCGGGTGTTGAAATTACCCTTACTTTAGCCGACTACTATGACATACCTCACCGATTTGATAGAAATAATCCTCAAGATGTTTTTATTAATAGTGAGATTTTCGATGAAGGTCCACTTGTTTTGCAAGAAGATAAATATATGATTCATGAAGAACTTGACGATATATATTACAAAGTTTCTCAAAAACAATTGGGTTTTTCAGCCCGTAATAAAGAATTGAGTACGTTTACGAGATTGGACAATAAAGATTGGGATGAATTTGTGAGGGATTGAAATGGATTGGCAAAATGTGTTGAAGAGAAAGATTGAAACATTGGCTGATTATACCAATGCTAGCCCTGAAGAGAGGCAAAACTATCATAGTGCAAAACAGGCCGTTTATCAAAGGCGTTTGATAGCATTAAGAAATTCGATAGGAAATGTTGGTGAAACTAGCCCTAACATTCCTTTAGAAGAAGACATGAGAGAATTGCAAGAAATCAGAAATTTTCATGGAAGACAACATACAAGACTTAAACGTAAAATTAACAAACCAGACTATTTTTCTCCAGAATTAGAAGAACAACGAAAAGAAGTTAAACTACCAACAACTCCTAGAGGTCTTAGAAATCTTCGCCCCTATTTAACATTAGAAGAATACCAAAAATTAGATGCGGGACAAAAAATAAAGTATCATGCTGAGAAAGCAAACTATGGTAAGGGAGAACTAACTGATGATAAGGCATTTCACGGAAGAATGCTTTCTAGATTGAGAAACAAATCAAATTTACCCACTTATCCTACTCCAGAGTTAGGCGGTGAAACTGCCTATGGTGTAACTTATACTAAAGAAGAATATGATAGTATGTCTAGAGAAGATAAAGGAAAATATCATAGTAGGATGGCAACAAGATTTAGACGAGAAAATAATGTAGAATTGTTAAAATTTCACAAAAGAATGGATGGAAGAATTAGGAGGAATAGCAATCTACCTACATTTTATTCACCAGAACATCAGGAGGAAGAATGATGGACTTACTAATTGAAATGGATATGAAAGCCTCAGAAGGCAATTTTGAATATTTCTTCACTAATGTTCTCGGTTTTGAAATGGCAGACTTTCACCGTGAATGGTTAGAAAGAGTTCAAGGTTCACAACGTACAGTTACCATTTGTTCAAGAGACCACGGAAAGTCCGTATTCTTCCATTCATGGTGCGTATTTCAATTAATTTTTCAACCTGCCCCATATGAAATTATTTACATTTCTTCTAATCAAAAACAGACTTTAGTACACATGAAAGACATAGATAGAATGTTTGACACCGTTCCCGCTTTAAGAAAGTTTAAACCTAAAACTGGTTGGGCAGTAGGAAGAATGGAATTAACCAACGGTAACAGAATATTAGAACGTTCAGTAGGTTCACAAATTCGTGGCCTTCACCCTAATGAAATTATTGTAGACGACCCTATGAAAGAATTTAGCCTAACCGCTATTCAAAAAGTTACAGACTGGTTTTGGGGAGACATGATTCCTACTCTACACCACACATCTTCACTTAGAATGATTGGTACACCCTTCACATATACAGATATATTTTCTGAATTAGAGGAAAACTCAGAATATGACGTAAAGAGATACCCCGCCATATCACAAACTGGGGATGCACTATGGCCTTCTCGTTGGGATTTAGAATCACTTGAGAGAAGAAGGAATGAAATTGGGTCATCTAAATTTACAAGAGAATACCTTTGCATTCCTATATCTTCTAACACTATGTTATTTGGTAAGGAACACGTTGATAAATCTAAGGACAGAACTAGTAAACTTCTATGGCATGGTAACACAGAGGCTTTCAAATATTATATTGGATATGACCCCTCATTATCAGCCGATGGAGACTATACCGTAATGATAGTTATAGAGGTTGATGAGGATATGAATAAGAAAGTCGTACATATGGTGAGAGAGAAGAACATTGATTTCAGAAGCCATATCACCCGCATAAGTGATTTATGTGAAAGGTTCAAGCCAGAAATAGTAATGATTGAAACTAATACATTTGCCAAGTCTTTCTCTATGGAATTAAAAGATATATCAGACTTCCCAGTAAAGGAATTTACAATGAGTAGAAAGAAGAAGGAAGAGATTATCCTTAATCTACAAATGAATTTTGAAAATGGTAAAATTATTCTCCCATATGCAGATGACCAAGCGAGGGCAGTAACAAATGCAATTGCTATGGAACTTGAGGCATTTGGTATAAGTTCAAAGGGGAGAATTGAAGGTCTTGGCGCACATGATGATACAGTTATTGCTCTAGCATTGGCAAATTACGCCACAAAGTCTTTTAATGACTCCTTTGTGGATATAGATGGGTCGGCCTTGTTTGGAAACCCAAAGAATGATTTTGGAGGTGGAATATTTGGAATTAATATGTAAAGAAGAAGAACTAGATACAGAAAAATTAATGGCTATGTTGGAACAGGAAAAGGCTAGACAAGCCGAGACTAAAGATAAAATTACACAGGAATTGGCAAAGTGGGTTCAATATCAGACATCTGATGAAACTGAAATCATTAAGGACATTTCTAAAATTTACTCAATGAATCTTTCAGATGCTAGAGATATGCTAGGCAAGTTACCCGAAGAACCTATTGTTGATGGTAAAAATATCCCCAACCTAATTAAAGAAATGAGAATGATTAGAAGGAAACTCAAGGGAAACTCAAGGGATAAAATGAGCAAAACTATTGACACTATGATAGGTGCATATACTGAACATATTAACAAGTCCATTGACTCTGTTTATTGGATTAGACCTTACAAAAACGCAGTTAAACTTCTCATACCCGACCTTTCAGCAATTAAAAAATTCCACTACATTAAGGATGGAGAAACTAGAAAAAGGGTTATTGATAAACTTTGTAAGATGTGGGAATCTAATCTCAATAGGAATAAGTTAGACTATGGTAATGAATATTTTAACTGCTGTAAAGCATTAAAACAAAATAAGAAAGAAATTAGAAAGATACTAAAGGAAATTTCACACCAATCAATTAGGAAATCAAGACAGTCTGTTTTGGATAAACTAATTAAAAACCTAGTGTGTAATAATCCAGGTCTTACTTCAAACGCAGTTCATTCTCTTTTACCTAAATCTTATCACCGTTCTACTACTCCTCAAACAATATCTAAGATGTTAAAGAGAATTGATGCTACTAATGTAAATGGAGAGTATTATATTATAGGCGATGAAATAAAGAAAGACTTGTATTCGTATGTAGCAGGATTCATTGACTCCGATGGTTATATTACAATGGACTCTAACTTCTCACCAAGAGTAGGCATGATTGCTACTGGTAATAGAGGCAGGGCTTTCTTTAAAGAACTTGAACGTGAACTTAAATGTGGTCGCCTTCATTTAGACCAGAAGGTGGGTGAAAATAACAGAAGTCAGCATAGGCTAAACTTTTATAGTCAAGACGACATCACTAAAATATTGGACAAGTGTATACCTCACCTGCGGATGAAAAAAGCACAAGGTAAGTTGATTAGAGAAGCCATCAGAATTAAGAAGAGATTTAAAAAAGAAGAGTGGGCAAAACCCAGAGTAAAGGAAATTTTCAAACTAATAAAATGGGAAAACTGGAAGGACTCAAGGTATCAAGGTGCTAGAGAATTTGAAAAGTACGACATTAATGAAGATGATATTAATAAATATAAAAATAATAATAAAATGAATTTAATGGATGAAATCGACTCGATTGTAAAGGAGGAATAAATATGGGAATAAGAGACAGATTAAAAAACTTAATTAGACGACAAACACCTACTCCTAAGGAGAAAGAAGTATACAATATGGGTATACAAGAGAGAAGGTTCCCACAACATATAGCAGGGCAATATCTATATGATTTGGCTAAAAACTCCACAATTGTTAGGTCATGTTTAGTACAACTTAAGACTGAAATTTTCCGTAGAGGATATGAATGGGTCAAGGCTTTTGATTTTAAGTGCATGGATTGTGGGTATGAACACCAGAAACACGTCAATGAATGTATGGCTTGTGAATCAACCAACCTTAGAACTCCTAACCCTGAACAACGACAATATGCAGAATCATTTTTCAAAGATTACATAAACAGTTCACACCAACTATTCATTGATGTTTTAAAAGAACTAGAAACAGACCTGAATATTATGGATGATGCTTATTTAATTCTAGTAAAGGACTATTATCTTGATGATGATGGATGCGTGGTTATGAGTAGAGTAAATGAATTATATCGGGGCGACCCCACTACGCTATTCATTGAGGTTGATGAGGATGGGGATAGAGGACATTATAGATATACTTGTGTAACTCATAGAGATTTCGTTAGTGAAGAAAAGCATGATAAATGTCCCGAATGTAATTCATTGTTAAGTGCAATTGAATTTACAAATAAAACACAGGATGGTGAGCAACATTATATTACAGGTGAGGTAATTCACTTTAGTAAATATAGCCCAAGTAGATTATACGGCCACCCTCCTGTAGTAACTCTATATAGTCAGATATTTACCCTAGCCTCTATGGAAGGTTACATTAGTACATCTTATCAAAAGGCTAGAACCCCAAGAGGTATTCTAGCGGTACAGACTAATAACATGGAGTCATTAGTTAAGTATTGGAAGGGAGTTAAGGAAAAGTTAGAAAGAGACCCACACTACATACCTATTATGGGTATTGAAAATGACGGGGGAGGTTCTGGAGGTTCTGTACAATGGATTCCTTTTATGAATACGTTAAAGGAAATGGATTATGTTGCTGTTAAAGACGACCTTAGAGATAGAATATGTGCTTTTTATGGAGTAAGTAAAATTTTCCAAAATGACACTACTACTGCTGGAGGTCTTAATAATGAAGGTCTACAAATTTTAGTTACCAACAGAAGTGTTGAGATGGGGCAAAATGTTTATAATAAATACCTGTTCCCCTTCTTAATGAGACAGTTTGGAATTGAAGACTGGAAAGTTCAATTGTTGAGGTCTGAGGAAGAAGATATGACCGCACAATTAAGGAGAAGGGAAATTGAAATTACCCTAGCAGTACAAATGAAAAATTTAGGATTCGATGTTGATATGAACGAAGATGGAGACTTTATCTATAAGAAATTCCCTAGTGAAGAATCTACTAAGGTTGATATAGAGGGACAAATACCTGTTGATAAATATGCAGGTACTAATATTGATGCCTCCCAATTAGGACAATTACAGGAACAGGCTTTAATGTCTGGCAGTAGTAAACAACAAGTTGCTGGTGAAACAGAAAAGATGTCAGTTGGACCACCTAAGAGATTTAGCGGTTTACCTAAAGAGGCGGCTAATAATAACGTAGACAGACGAACAGAAAGGAGGGTTAGAAGTGGCAGAGATTGAGAAGAGTATTATTAGACCAACCTTAGAGGAATGGAAAACTATTTTTCAACAGGGAATTTCAGAACAATCAAATAAGGCAATACACTTTTATATAAAAAGAGAAGGCTTGAGGGGTTCAAGTGATATAAAGACAACTACAAGTCTATTATACGAAGTATATGAGGCGTTAATTAGAGAAAAAGGGGGTACTAATGTAGATGAAACGCTTCGTAATCTCCGTGTAGAAGAGGTTGTTAATCCTTTAAGAAATTTAGGATTCAATAGTAGTAAGGAAGCAAAGTGGGTTATAGATGCTATAAAAAATCCTAAATTAGATAAAGTAATGTTATATGTGGATGCGAATAATGAAATTGAAAGGCTTGATTTTGTAGTAAGCGGGGGGCTAAATAATGTAGTACAACACCCAGTTATATATAACAATTCTAAAGGGCGTATTTCATTCGATTCCCGTAGAAATTATAAAATTAATAATAGTAGAGATGTAATTGTAGATGATTTAGAAGATGAATATATTAACATTTTTGACTTTGATAATACCCATAGAGAAAAAGTGTCTTATATAATGGCACATAGTTATTCGATAGACCCATCTACTATGGAAACTTTAAATTTTAAAACTAATTTTTTACCAACAAAGGAAGCAATAACTAACAATACTTCAGATATTAATACGTTACAGGAATTTAATAATTTTTACATTATTAAACCAAAGGCTTTAAATAAATTATTGTCGGGTAAAAAGGTTAAACCAGTAATTATAGAAGATATTGATGAAATTAATATCCATAGAGAGAGGATTAATTATAAAGGAATAAATTATGTACAAGGTGAAACCATGCTGGAAAGTGTAGATGAAAAAAATTACAACACCCCACTCTTGAACCTTGTAAATCAACCATTAGAATCTATTCCTAATTATTTTAAAGAAGACATTTACCAAGATAAACTTAATGAAGTATTAACTCCAGATAGTGTAAAGAAAATTACATCAAGATTACAATATGAAGTAAGATTGCAGGGCAGACAAACTAGAGAAGGAAGAGGGGAAGGTAAATACACAGGAGATAAACCTACTGAACGAAATACACCACAATTGGGTTTTACGTTATATCATATTAAAAATCATTTTATATATTTTCCTAAAATGAAAGAGGAATTACCCTTATACATAGTGGCATTTTATAAGAAAAAATACCCTTATGGTGATGAAACGTGGGAACCTACTGACCGTCATATGTTATTTTATAGTGATAGTGAAGTAAATATGTATCTTGGTGAAAGAATGGTGTCTAATAAAGATTGGATTAAGGTATCTAAAAATATAACTAGAGATACAGTTAATGGTTTAGTTTCTTACTTAGAATCTTTAAAAGTTAGTTATAGAGTTAAAGGGCAACTAGATTTAAGTAAATTTACACCTGAAGTGCAGGATAAAATTAACAATAATATTAAGGATATAGTTGAAAATTCGATGTTTGGTTTTCTATCACAAACAAAGAGAAGAGGTAGACGTATGGTGGTAAAAAAGAATTTATTAAAAAGTGCAAGTGATATAAAGAGAGTGGGTGACGAAATTGTTAGAAGTAAATTTGGACCATTAAAGGAATTTAAAGACCTCAATGAAGATGAGATTCTAACTTTTGAGAGCAAGTTTAGAAATGAACCTTACGGCCAAGAATATCTATTTGGAAATACTGAATTTAATTTAGAATATATTTTTGAACCTCTTCCAAAGAATTTAGTTACTAATAATTTGGCAAAAACAAGTAATAGTGATAAAACATCCATATTAAGTAAAATAGAAAATTTAGACGGAGATATTTTTCAATATTTTTCAATAAGTAGTAAAGTTAAATCATCAAAAGGTGAAATAGGAATGGGTGTTTTAGTTTTTTGTTATTTCTTTAAAGATAACAAATTAGATAAAATAGAAGCAGTAGTAGCAAGTATATCTAGATATTCCTCCGAGTCAAGTAAAGGTAAAAACACTATTAGTGTTGCAAAAAAAGAAATTTCCATAGAATACCCATTTGATGATATGGGTGTGTTTATGTACGAAATTGTTACTGGGAGTAAATATTCTATAATGATGAGGGCGACTCAGGGCGGGGAAGCATCTTTTATTAATTCACCCCCAAGAAGGGCTTCTACTATGTTTGAAACGGTGCTTCAGGATTCTAGAAGGTTCGGACAGATAATAGTCGATAAAATGCAATACAATGACCTTAGAAACCAACACATAGGATATATAGCGGGGAGAAATAATTACAATGCTATGTATTATTACTTATACTCAGATTCTGATTATTACGGGGGTTCGGAAGAAGGACAATTATGTATAGGTAAGATTGATTTAGTATATAAGAGAGCATTAGAAGATTTGGGAGATAGACGAAGTGATTTTGCTGACTTTACCGCATCGCCTAATTTAGAACCACACCCCACTCTACAAAGTTTTAAAGACGCATATTCTGTCGGGATAGTAGCCACAGAAAGAGGTTCGTGTCTTCAAGGAAAAGATATTCCTAAGGGAGATAATACAGCATTCCAGGCGTTATGGTATGTTTTAGGAGGTATTGATTATGATAATAGTTTTAGTTATAGAAATATAAAGGATAACAAAGAAAGGGCAGGTATGCGGGAAGGATTACCGACTGATGCTATGGCAGAAGGTTTCACAACAGATGATGGTAGAAGAATTCCTCCTATGTCGGGTCAGAATACTTATCGAGATGCTGATAGGCTGAGAACACATTTATCATTAGTCAAAAAATATGGTCAAGAATTTTTAAATTGGACAGATAGTTTAGTTAAAAAGGTATTAGAGGCAGGGGAAATAAAAATAGGTGGGAAAAATATATCTTCTGGTACTTCTTCTGGTGCGAATTTTAACGAATTTAACCCTAATTCTGCTTGGGCGCACAAAGCAAAAATTCGACAATCTTCAGTTGATATTAGAGAAAATATGGGAAGAATTCCAGAAGCAAACAGGATTTTCTTCCAAAGATACGGAAGAATGCCAACAGGTCGAGATACTGATGTAGTACAAGGAATTGAACAAGAACTAAGTAGAGGTGAATAAAATGAGCGATATGATAAAAAGAAAACTAGATGAAGCAAAAAAGAATTTGGCTAAACTTGAAAAAGATGCCAATAGAGAACCCCCTAAGGAACGTAAGACTAAGGATATGTCTATGAATGTTCCCGAAGTACCACCAGATAATTTTAAACCAGATGAAAACATTCCTGGTTTTATTACTGCTGGTCCGAGAATGAGTAAGAAGTGGAAACAGGTGTGAGTATGGTTGAAGAAAGTGAAAATCCTTATTTAGAAGATTGGAAAAGAAATCTAAAAACTGTAAGAGAGTTAAGAGAAGATAAAGAACCTCAAAGTCTTATCAGACCAGAAACGGAAGAAATAAGAAGTGATTTTTTAAATACAACCAGTTTAAAAATTATAGGTAAATATAGAAGAACAATAGATGTAGATGATGCGGCTAAAATTAATACTGGTAAAATGAATCAATTGTATAAAAGTATAGAAAAATTTGCTAAATCTAATAAACCATTTCCATATGATGATTATGAAAATTTATTTACAGAAGAAGTCATTGACAAAATTATAAAAGTAGAAATACTAAACATGGGTGAGATACTATACGAGATTGATAAGATTATTCAAAAGAGCGAAATAGTTTCTGGAGAATATGTTCCCGAAGAAGGCAACCCGTTATATGGAAGACAGACAATGACTGAAAGGTATTTATATGAACCCGATAGGGGTTCAACTTTAAGAATTGAACCCTTTTATAGAGAACCAGAAATGCTTGTAAGACCAACTTCTGAATCTCAACCTGTAAGGGATGAAACGATTTCTGCTATTATTTACCCCAGTCAAGAGAAATCTACTAGAAGAACTTTTAGAGTAAACGCTAAAGAAACTCTATCTAGCACTACGGAAGTATCTTTAACGAGGGCAAATCTATCTAATGATGCTATTCTAACATCTGCATATAAACAAATGGCTAAAAGTTTTGGACTAGATTTCTTTAGAAAAGATAATTTAATGGCCTCTGTTATGAAGACAATGTATAACAGAATGGCACAATTAAAGGCTAAGAAAAGAAACTTAATTACAGGACCAGAATTTATGCAAACTTTTAACACAATACTTAATGATAAAATTTTACCTTCCATAAATGCAGAATACAAAGTAACGTCTTACGAAGGGGTAATAGAGAAAATTGCTAAAGATAATAAAAATTATTTTAACAGGTTATTAGATTCCGACTCATCTAGATATTTTCCAGGTCTTGCCTATTTAGTAATTTACGATAATTATGATGTTTCAGAAGAAAACAATCAAAAATTGAAAACTATATTAAACGAAAGATATGAATTGGGAGATGAAGTAAAATCACTAAGAGCAATTATGTTAAGTATATTTTTACAGTATAAAGTTAGCACTTTGGGTAAACTAAATGGAATGGCTAGAGAAGTTAAGAGTAAATTAGATACTGGGAAACTAAAACTATCTATGGAATTTTTGAAGGCCGACATATCTTCTTTAGATGAAGATAGACGAAGGGAGATAAAAACTATACTGCAAAACTCACATCCAACAGAATATTTTGGAGAAGATTACCTTAAACTAGGAAAACTTATAAATATATTGGGCGATGTGGCTGATACATCAGAGGAACAATTGTTAGAGGAACTCGGCGTTGAAAATTTACAAATGGTAAAAAAAGCGGCGGCTCTAAGAAAAATTTACGAAAGATTGTACAGAACAATAAGAGATATTGTATATGAGGAGGAATAAAAAATGGAAGAAGAAATAGTAAGTGTATTGAAAATGTTAGTAGAAAAGGTTCAAGATTTAGAACGTAAGTTATATGAATCGGAGACCACCTTGATTAAATCTGGATTTGTTGCATCAACACCAACACCATCCTCAAAACCAAGTAGAGGTATGCCTTCTAATAGTCAAATTCAAAATATGGATTGGGATGACATACACCAATTTGTAGCAAAGATGGAGGGAACACAATGAACGACGAAAAATCAGAATTTAGCCTATACGCTGAATTAAAAACTAGATTGCAAGAACTTGAGACTGTTATTAATAACGCATTAGGTTCAGAAGACTTTAAGGCTGAGGTTAAGACCTACAAGCCTATTAAACCTAAGGTTATAGATGTTACTAAGTTGGCGGCTAAGAACACTAGTTCTAGCCCATCTATTGCTAAGAGTCCAAGAGGAAGTAAGAAACTAATGCCAGAAGGTCTATTATACAAAGAACCTAGATTTGAAGAAGAAGATACAGAACCTAGAGAAGATAAACCTTCAATGGGTGAATCAGAAATGCCAGCCAATATTGAAGATGATGAACCTGCCGAAGATTCTCAAGAAAAGCAATTAGAACTAGCATTGGAAACTGTACTTGCCCTTTTGAGGAAAAAGAAATCAACACTACAAGTTACAGATTCAGAAGCAAATAGAGTTAGACCACCACTAGATTCATAGGTGATTAATTGAATCCTTTTGATATACCCTTTGATAGCATTAATAAAAATGTTTCTTCTTTAAGAAATATGGTTAGAGCAACCTTTCTAAGTGCTAGAGATAACCCTAAGGCTTACGAAGAAGACTGGAAAACTTTAGTAGATGAATTGAGAGTAATGTTAGAAGAACCTGGAATTAAAGAAAGGTTCCCTAACATTGATACGAGTCTACTATACTCCAACGATTCATATAATACTATGGAACAGGGGCAACATTTGTATGAACAATTTATGAATGAGGGGAGTCCCGCAGAAATAGTAAAACAGGATAAGCCAGAAAAGTTCATAGAGCCTAACAAACCAATGTATCGTATTTTTGATATAGAGGATATGAAGGAAATTAATGGATTTACTGGGGAATTTTTTGTTCAAGAAAAGTATGATGGTCTAAGAGTTCAAGTTCATAAATTTGATAATAAGGTTAGTATTTACAGTTTCAATGGAAGAGACATTACCGATAAATTTGAAAAGTGTGTTAAGGTTTTAGAAGAGAGAACCTTCCCTAATTGTATTTTAGATGGAGAGGCAGTTCTATACAATGGTGATGAACCTTTAGTTAGAGCAGATACTCTTGCCTTTATTAATAAAAAGGTTGAATCTGAGGGCGATATTAAATTACACATTTTTGACATCATGTATTTTGAAGATGAATCTATTGCTATGGAAAAACTGGAAGACAGAATGGAAACCCTAGTTAGTAATTTTTCAGCACATTCGGATGAAAGAGTGATGTTCCCTAATAAGAAAAACACACGGGAAGCCGATTCAATGAAAGAGATTGAAGAGTATGCTATGGAGATTATGAATAACCCCACATCAGAAGGCGTGGTAATTAAGGATTCTAAGTCATCTTATATAATTGGTAAAAAGAAAAACCCTAAGTGGGTTAAGTGGAAGAAATTTGTAGACCTCGATGTAATGGTATTAGATGTTAAACAGAATAAAAACGACACCTTTAGTTATACAATTGGGGTCGGACCAGTTGAAGAAGATACCCCTAAGGCTTTTGAACTTGAGGGTAAATTCTATATGAATTTAGGTAAGACTACTAATACTAAAGAGGAAATTGAAGTTGGTAAAGTGATAAGAGTAAAGGCAGATGAAATAATGGGTAATCCTAAGAAGGGCTTTTCTCTTTTCAATACAAAATTTCATGAGATTCCTGAAGCGGCTGAACCAGAAAAATTAATTACTTTAGAATTTTTAACCAAAGATGGTAAGAAAAGTTTAGGAGACTACACAGTAGATGCACTTACAAAGTCCTACACAGTTACAGATAATATTCATGGCGTTGCTAAATTCGACACAGGATTAGAATTAGAAGGATTTATATTTCACGGCTTTAAGGATAAAAACCTAATGTCTAAAAATGCACTAATAAATAAAAGAATGTGGGAGAAGCAGTTGAAGGCCGCCTATGGTAAAGATAGTGGTGAATTCTATGTCTATGTACAACAGTTATTAGACGGAAATCAACAATTAAGCGATGAGCAGATATTTAGACAGGCTGTAAAGCATGACAGTAATATGATGAATAGGTTATTTGGAAGTAAAGATGGTTTAAAACAGATGAGAAACAAACTTAAAAAGGGAGGTAAAGCCTACGGTATTACTTTTGTTGGTAATAAGTTTTCATACGATACAGATACCCTCGCTAAATCAATAGAGAAGAATGGTAAATTTCAATTGTGGGCTAATCAAGATAGAAACTTGTACTTTGTTATTGAGTATAAGGATGATAAAATGATTTGGAAGATTGACACTAATTCAGACGAAGAAGTGTATGACCTACTGGGTGAGGCAGGTAAATATCCCGCTGTTGCTACTAAGGAATTGGAACAAAAGATACTTTTAGATAAAGGTAACTTAATTCTAGGCGCACAAAGAGATGATTACCATGAGTATATCATAAAGGGGGAGGACATTATTTCTAAACTCCATGTTAGATATTTACCCGTTGATGGTAAAGAGATGTTCTTAGCATGGACTGGTTATGAAAATAAACCTACACCCGAAACATCAGATGATGGAAAAATAGATATTTATAGTAAGAAATGACACACTTTTCAGAAAAGGTTAATATAGTCGAACATACAAATATAGTATCATGCAGTTAATGACACCGATGTTCGGAGATGATATTCATAGTGGTGGAGAACTCGTTATTCTAAAAGAGGATGACAATACAGTAATTGCAGGTTACGCATCTGTTGATGTTGTAGATAAGCAAAATGATAAGATTACATTAGGGGCAATTAAAGAAGCCGCTGATAAATTTATGAAGCACGATAGATATAGGAATGTAATGATTACACATTCCAATGTGCAGGTCGGAGAAGTAGTAGACCAATATACAGATTCCAATGGGAAAGTCCTAAAAACAGGCGTTGATGATACAGGTTTTTTTGTAGTGATAAAATTAAGAAATGATATAGAGAAAGCGAAAGATGTGGCGAGGGATATTCGTCGTGGCAAACTTCGTTCTTTCTCGATAGGTGGACAAGCGATAAACAAGACAAATAAGTATGATTCCGATGCAGGAACATATAAAGAAATTGATAAACTTGAATTGCATGAAATCACCATTTGTGAGGAAGGGATTAATCCCGAAGCCAAATTTAATATTGTAAAGGAGGACAAAAATATGAGCGAAATAGAAAAAGCACTAAATGAGTTTAACGAAGTAATGGCAGAACTTAAGGACACAATCCTAAAAGAAGAAGGTGAAGAACTGGAAACTATGGATTCAATGCCTGAGGAAGAAGCCGACATCCAAATGGAGGATGTTGAAGAAGAAGCAACAAAGGCTGATTATGATGAAGATGAAAAGACCGTCGAAATGGGCGATTATAACTTTGAAAAGAAAGCAAATGAAGTAACAACACTTGACCTTTCACAAAGTAACATTGAAAAGGCATATGAAGCATTCAAGGCTGAAAAAGAAGAAGAGAGAGCATATGAGGTAATTAAGCACCAATTTGAATCTCGCTATCAAGAAGAACTTGTTGTGGAAAAGGCTGAGTCTGCTAAGGCTAAGTTTGATGCACAATCAGCAATTGGTACTTTGGCATCAGAACTTTCAGAACTTAAGAAGTCTCTAGAAAGTGATGTTATTACTAAGGCACAACAAACAGAAGCAAGCACCGTAACAATTGGTGATATTGCTAATATGTCATGGGATGAAGCCCATGCAGAATTTTCCCGTGTAAAGGGGGGCAACTAATATGAGTGGATATTTTAAGACAATCGGAGACTTAGAGCGAGCGACCTATGGTATAGGAAGCGACAACATTTTGAAATCAACAGGCGTAACTTCAGGTATTGAAGGTCGGCACTATTCAACTGGTGCTTCTGGAGATTTACAAACAACTGAACTATACAATATTGTATATGGGCAAAAAGTTTGGTCAATGATTAACCGTGAAATTAATGCACTTTCAATGCTTCCTAAGAAACCTTGGAAGTCTAGCGGTTGGAGAATGCTAAAGAGCCGAGCAATTGGTGGTAATGGAGATACTTTCTCTGTTTCTGACGCTGATGATTTGGGCGGTACTGCTGAAAACGCAGCACTTTCTAGCATTACTAACGTTAAGCCAGATTACACAACTCTAACTGTAACACCTAAGACAATTGCACATACTTTTGAGATTTCTGAAATCGCACAAATGATGGCAGGTCTTGATGATGGTATTGGAGACCTTATTTCTAATTACCGTGAAGAAGTAGGTATTACACACGCAGAAGTTATGAATGCTATGGTATTGCAAGATTTGACTGATGTAGCGGGTAAGGGTCTTGACCATTCTGGATTTAGTGGTGCAGATGATATTCTTACACCTTTGTATAAGATTATCGCAACACACGCTGAAACAAATGCTATGGGTAACTATGCAAATAAGAATGATTTGTATGGACAAACACGGGCATCTTCTGGAACAGAATACCTAGAATCTTACGTTGATTCTAATTCTGGAACAGACCGAAACCTAACAGTTAATTTGCTAAATACTGCACTTCGCAGTTTGATGGCAAGAGGCGGAGACCCTAAGGTTATTCTAACTGGATATGATACAATTCAAACTTTGGGAGAATTGCTTCAAGCACAGGAAAGATTCATGGGTCGTACAGAAGTAGTTCCTTCCCATTCGGGAATTAAGGGAGTTTCTGGCCGAGAAATGGGATTCCGTGTTGCAACATATCACGATATTCCTATTATCCCAGTTAAGGATATGCCAAATGGTGGCGCAGGACTTTCAGATATGCTAATTCTAGATACTGACCATTTGTTCCTTTGCACACTTAAGCCTACTGAATACTTTGAAGGTGGAATTAATGCTGATGTATTCGGACATGGAAAACTAGGACATCGTGGACTTTACCGAACTGTTGCTGAAACTGTATGTACTTACTTTAGAGGACAAGGCAAGATAATTGACCTTCAATGAGGTGTTTTAAATGGGATTAAATGCAATTACATTTATAGCAGACCATCTAGGTTCTACTGCACCAAAGGTTCAAGGACATTATTACTATGTTGATTTTATTCTTAATGTAACTAAGGGTGCTACTGCTTCGGTAACAACAACAGTAGATTATACTGCGGCTACTAATACGATTCTTCGTAAAAGTGGAACTGCTCTTAATGCTTCAACAACATACACCGTTGGTAGTACAATTACTTTAGGTTCTTCTGCTACTGGTGGAAATGACGGTGAATTTACTATTGTTAGTATTGACGGTGCAGACACTATGGTTATTTCAGCACTTGGAACTAATGCTACTGATGATGAAATTACTATTGTTGGTAATAACTTTACACTTGTTGCTTCGGATTTGGGACTTTCCCGACTTAGCCACATTGAAGTTATGGCGCAGGAAAACAACTTGGTTCAACTAAATACAAAACTTTTAACTACGGGTGCTTTACAAAACAGTACAAGTTCCGCTACTATTGGTGAGTATTTGCTTCTTGAACCATCCACACTTTCAACAGGTGCGGTTGTTGCTGGAGACATTGGTACATTTAGAGTTAGAGCATACGGACTACTTTGAGGTGATATAATGAAGGTAAAAAATACTACTGGCGGAACTAAAGTAGTTCTAGGTATATCTTATCTAGGTAATCAAGAATTTGATGCCGATGAAGAAATGCGTGGTATTTTTATAAGAAACGGTTTTACCATTTTGGAAGAAACTGTTGTGGAGGAAGTGGAAGAGATTGTTGAGGAAAACGATGAAACAGTCTCTCCACTCCCCGACTTAGATTCTATGACTAAGAGAGAATTACAAGCACATCTCCGAAGTCTAGGTATTTCTTATAAAATGTCTCAATCTAAGGCTAACTTGATAGATTTACTTAGTGAAGAAGAGTAACTTTTATTAGTTACTAGTCTTTGCCATTAACTAAGAGGATGATAATATGACTATAAATTCAACGAAAATAACAGCGAACACTCAAGTTTCCCCAATAGGTGGAAAGTTTGATGGATTTATTTACCATAATGGTGCTACTGCATCTGTGGTAAATGTATTCGATAGCAAGGTGGCAAACTTGGCTTTCCCTTGTAATTATAATAACGACCCCACTATTGTTACAGTAGATACTACACTTTTGAAAGTGGGTATGTTTGTTACTGGTACTGGAATACCTGATGGTGCTAAAATTGCATCTATCACAAATGGTACAGATTTTGAACTAAGTGCTAGTACAACAGGTGGTAATACTGTGGGAAGTTTATTAACATTTATTGATGGGGATAACCAGATTGGTAAATTTATAATTGCTGCTAATACATCTAATGTAATTAGAGGTCTAAGTATTGTTTGTCGAAATGGAATAAAGATTATTGCTGATAATTTTACAACACTAGAGATTTACGCCCTTACTAATTAGGGGGTGTAAATATAACTAATATACCAGAATTTTCATACATAACTCCTGAGGCTATTAAAACAGGTACAGGCGATGCCATAGTTAAAAAGTCATGGAATGTAGAATCAGCGAAAGATGCTATCCTTTCATACATTATATATGAGGCATCTGCCATAAATGATAGCATTAAAAGTAAAATTAATAAAATAACCACCAAATTTAGCCTAAAGAACATGGTTACATTTTTGAGTAAGAATCACAATGTAGGTGGTTACGATGACTCAGAGTTCGACAAGATTAACAAAGATGCGCTAAAGCAAATTAGCGATATACGTTTGGTTGATTTGATAGGTATTAAATCTGAGGGGGAAGATGTAATAACTGCGAAGGAAGTATTAGAAGGTTACTTTGACGATAAAACTAAAGAAAGATTAGGAAATCATTTGTCCTATGCAAAACAACATGATGATATGATAATTGTTATGAAAAGGGTGGGGGATAAATTAGAAAACGCAAGAACTTCATCGGCTTCTAAAATTAAACAATTTACAGTAGGCGACCTAATGGATGAGAGGAAAACAAATCTTGACTTTATTACATTCTTTGATATTTTTAACGAAGACTTTGTGGAATACTTTGGTGAATTGTTACCTGTATATACAGAAGTTATGACAGACAAACAAATTCAAGAAGAAATAAAAAATTATCTTAAAACGATTGAAGATGAAGACGAGAAAAAAGCAATTGCAATTAGGGGATTATCTAAGGGTGTTTCTGATTATATGCAAATGGTAATCGGTAATTATGTTTCTGGAATGTTTGATGTAAAAAATTTAAGTACAGTTGAGGGAAGATTAACTGAAGCAGGGTTAAAGGTTGATGAAGGTATTTACAATTATAGAACAATGGCTAGTATGAAAATTTCACCAACAGAAATAACTGTTATTCAAAATCAACTTTTACCCTTAGGTGAAGGTAATGCTAGAAGAATGGCTCAAGAAATTTTTGGAACTGATTCGGTAATTCAAACATCTTTAACGGGTGAAGGTATTGCAAGTGTTAGTGATGTTGGATTTGACCCTGCTCAAGATTATAGTGGTAAAAATACAGTCGAAATTAATTTAGAAGCCATGTCTCAAGAAGAATGGGATAGATTGTTAGTAACACTAATAGAATACGGTGGTCAAGGGAGAAGTAGGTCATTACAAGGTAAAGCAAAACGCATTGTTATGGATGCAGTTGAAACATTTATTCAAGAAAAGAAAGCAGAAATTTTTGGCTCTTTACCAGAATTTGCTAATTTTGACAATATGCTAACTAGTAAAATAGAAAGCATTTACGAAGCGGCTAAGAAGCGTAAAATGGTTAGCCCTAAACAAAGGGATGAAGATGATATAGGTGAAAGTGAATCTATTTATTTAAGTCCTGATGATTTATTAGAATATTTTAATCAATTATTAACAAGTGGAAATCTAACAGTAAGTCCACTAAAAGGTAAAAAGGGTTATAAATTAGAAACAAATGAATATAACCCATATACAGCAAAATACGGTGAATCAGTTAGAAAGTTAGAATCAAGGGTAAAAAATGTAGTTAAATTTAGCCCAAAAACAATTAGTTTTGAAGAAGAGGGGAGACAGATAAGAGATAAAGCCAATACACCTATTTTACAACTTAGGGAAATTTTTGATAAAGATGATGCGTCATTTACTAAACAAATGAGAAAAATGCACAGTCAAGTTAAAAGTAATTTATCTGGTGATTTCAATAAATTGCTAGGTTTTATTCAAATTTTTACTGATGAAAATGAAGATGAAGCATTTGATGAAGAATCTTTTAACAATATTGATTTTAACATTAATGAAATTAACGAGAGTTATGTACCATTTGTAGAATTTATGGTTAATGTTGGTGAACTTGTAGATGACAGGCAACAGTTCGTAAACACTATGAAACAATTGGCACTTAATGAAGAAAGATTGGAAGTAATTGTTGATAGTTTTTCTTTAATGATTAATGAAATTGGTAATAAGATAGAACAGGGTTCTCAAGGTGTAGAAGAAGAACAGGAAGAAGATGAATCAGATGAGGAATTTTCAGAAAGACTAAGAGAAAGGGAAGAATTTGATGACCAATCTACGGCAGGGTTTGGAAGCATAGCAGATACATTTAGAGATAGTTTGTATAATATATTTCAAGGTATCATGTTTGACGGACTAATGAATCCTAATTATGAACAGGTGGGGAAGGATAAACTATTGAACCTTTTACAAAGAGCCACAGAATCAGATACTAATAAAGC